TCATGCAGCAACGCAAAGAGCTATTGCGACAAGTTCAACGCGAAACTAGCGGCGGTGTTTCTCTCGGAAGACTGACGAGGCACCGCAGATGATTAGCCGAATCATTGATGGCGTAGTTTCAGCGGTTAGCCCGGTAGCGGCATTGCGACGAATGCAAGCCCGTCGCGTATTGCGATCTTACCAGGGGGCAGAACCTTCCCGCGTGTCATCGAATCGCAATCCAAAGAATCAGCCCGCCGACATGGAGCTAACCGGCCCATTCGGAGCGGATCGTATGCGAGCATGGGCACGCGAGCTAGTTCGCAATAATGCCTACGCCTGGGGCGTGGTTGACACGATCGTATCGAGTGTAGTTGGTTGCGGCATCCAAGCCCAGAGCGTATTTGAGACGCCAGAAGGCGATGACGTCGAAGACGTGAACGATCAACGCGATAAGGTTTGGTCTGAGTGGTCGGAAGTCTGCGACATCAACGGGCAGTTCACACTCGAAGAAATTCAGAGCATCGCACAGCGTGAAATGGTTGAGGCTGGCGAAGTGCTTATTCGCGTACTAAAGCTACCTCGCAACGAGTATCGTGGCATTTATCGCCCAGTGCCGCTAGCCTTGGAAATCATCGAAGCGGATAGGCTGGCCGGTGACAAAGACACCTATGCAGCGAGACTGAGTAACGACAACGGGAATCGAATCATTCGCGGCGTTGAGATCGATGATCTAGGCAAGCCAGTTGCGTACTGGATCTACAAAGATCATCCGCTACAGCCCTACGCATTCACTCGCACGCCTGAGAGAGTTCCGGCTAGTGAGATCCTGCACTTATTCCGACGTGAGCGTGTGGGGCAATCGCGGGGCGTTTCATGGTTTGCACCGGCTTTGAGTTGGTTGCGTGACCTCGGGACATACGTTGACAACGAACTACAAGCATCGGCGGTTGCTTCATGCTTTACGATGGCAATCAAGACAGATACGCCAATCGGCGATTTAGTCGATCCTGATGGGCGAACCGGAACGGATGACGTCGGAAACCGGGAGCGGATGCTCGAGCCTGGGATGATTATGGAGCTAGCCCCTGGGGAGGATGTTGTAGGCATCAATCCAGGGCGTCCTAACACAGGGGCGGATAGCTGGATCAAGTTGATTCTTCGCGGCATCGCGGTAGGAACGGGGCTTAGCTATGAGACTGTAGCCCGTGACTACTCCCAGACTTCGTATTCCTCAAGCCGAACTAGCCAACTCGAAGATCGACGCCGTTTTCGTTGCTGGCAACAGTATCTAATCAGGCACTTCCTACAGCCCGTTTGGGATGAGTTTTTTACTTCTGCGGCATTGAGTGGAGTTGATGGTTTCCCATCGTCAGCGGAGCTATTGGCAGACCGTCGCGGAGTTTCTCCGGTTGAGTGGCAAACTCCGGAATGGGAATGGGTCGATCCTCAATCGGAACAGCAAGCAAGCGAATCGGCTCTTAATAGCTTCACTGACACATACGCCAACGTACTAGGTGCTAGGGGCTTGTCGTATCGATCAGTTTTCTACCAACGGGCGAAAGAAAATCGCTTGATGGAGAAGTTGGGGCTTCAAACGAACGAGCAGAAGCAACTAGCTATTTCAGCGGCTCAGACTTCAACGCAAGGGCCGCAAGCGGTTGAAGATTTACAAAGCGAGGTGCCTAGTGCCTAGTCTCGCAGAAATCAACGCAGATCGACGCAAGCGACTTGTTGAAGCTATCGAGCGGGCCAAGTATGACGGGATTGACTTCACGCCACCGCAAGGGGCTAGGGCAGAAGCCCGCAAGGGCCTTGAGTGGAGACGCGAGTTTAATCGAGGTGGTACGGCTGTCGGTTGGGCTAGGGCTAGGGACATTGCCAACGGCGAGCAACTCAGCCCAGAGACTATTGGCCGAATGAACAGCTACTTTGCACGGCATGAAGTTGACAAGAGCGGCGAGGGATGGAGTCCAGGCGAGAAGGGCTTTCCTAGCAACGGCCGAATCGCTTGGGCTTTATGGGGTGGTGACGCGGGCAAGGCTTGGGCCGGAAAGGTTGCAAGGCAAATGGAATCAAGAGACAAGGCGGAACGTATGATGCCAAAGCATATTCAACGCCAATTCGGAGCGGTCAAAGACGGTAAGGCGGTTGTAGCTACCGAGACGCCGGTAATGGTCTACGACGAAGCTCGCCGTCAGTGGGTTGCTCAAGTGCTATTGATGGACGGCGTCCGCTTTCGACAGTCTCGCAATCAGTTACCTATCGTCGATTCTCACAACGACAAGACCGTCCGCAACGTCTTCGGAAGCGTTCGCGGTCTAGCTATCGAGGGCGATCAGCTAGTCGGCGTTGCTGAGTTCGCAAGTGACGAAGAGTCGCAAAAGATCAAAACGAGGTACGACGAGGGGCATCTGAACGACTTCTCAATTGATGCTCAGATCATCTCAAGAAAATACGTCCCTGAGGGGCAATCGTACACGACGCCGAGCGGCGTAGTCATTGCGGGGCCAGCGGAAATAGTTACCGAATGGGAGCCGCATAACGCTTCGATCTGTGCAACGGGTGCAGATCCGAATTCCACTGTTAGACGGTCATACGACCGGGAAGGGGTATCGAGAATGGACGAGGCATTACAAGCCGCAGTTCAAAAGCTCGGCGTACCGGAAGGTATGACCGATCCGATTTCAATCATTACGTTTTTGGCTGGCAAGGCATCGGGCGAAGTTGAATCGCCTGAGATGCCAGAGGTCGAAAGCATGATGAGCGAAGATAAGAAGCCGGAAGGCGAAGCCGTGAGGGCAGAGGGTGAAGCAGCACCCGCCGACATGGAAGAAAAAGTACAAGCGGAAGTTGCTCGGCAGTTGCAAGCCGACAAGCTCCGCCGTTCGACGATTATCAACGACGTGAAGCTTGCGAAGTTGGAGCGATCTTTCGCAGATTCACTCATTGAAGAAGATGTTTCTATCGAAATCGCTCGGGAAAGGATCATTCGTAAGATGGCTCAACAACCACTAGGGGGAGCCGTCGAAGGCTCCAATATCTCGATCACCGCAAGTGAGCAAGATAAGTTCATCGAAGCAGCGGGAGCCGGACTGGTTCAGCGTTGCTTCCGGGGAGGAGGTGTAAAGCGTTCGCAAGCTCCGCAAGCTGAAGGGGCCAGCGACTTCGTCAATCTTGGTTTGTACCGGCTTGCCGAACTTTGTGTTCGACGCATGGGCATCAATCCAGATCGATACACCAAAGCCGACGTTGCCCGAATCGCTTTGGGATCGGAAGCAACGATGAACCGCTTGCGAATCCAGCGAAGTGATATGGCGTATCATACAACCGGGTCATTCGCCAATTTGCTTCTCGATGCGGCTAGCAAGACGCTCCGAGCGTCATACGAAGAAGCCCCGTACACTTGGGCACTCTGGGCACGTCAGGGGCAAAGCGTTGATGACTTCAAGAACATCAACCGGATCCAACTTGGCGAATCTCCTAACTTGGAAATCGTCCCTGAAACCAAGCCTTACCCAGAAGGTGCGGTCAGCGACTCGAAGGTTTCGTACCAAGTGCAGAAGTACGGTAAGGAATTTACCGTCTCCTGGGAAACCGTCGTAAACGACGACCTCGATGCACTTTCGCGGATTCCAGCGATGCACGGCAACGCTGCACGTCGGACTCAAGAAAAGGCAGTTTACGACGCTCTCTTGAGCAACCCAACGATGCCAGATGGATTCTCATTGTTCTCTGCTTCTCACCCAAGCGGACGAAACATCAACTCGGCATCCGCCGGTGCCCCAAGCGTAACGACTTTGAATGAGGCGTTCCGCTTCATGGGCTTGCAGAAGGGGTTGGCAAGCGATGTTTACCTAAACCTCGCTCCTCGTACTTTGCTCGTTCCGCTTAACTACAGCGGCACTGCATTGGAGTTGGTTAACAGCCAATCCTACGCACAGAGCAACGGCAATGAGGGCGTGATTAACATCTACGGCGTTAACGGCGTACGGCCTTTGCAGGTTGTGACCTCCGCGTTGCTTGATGCGAACAGTACCACGAACTGGTACGCAATCGCAGACAATGCTCAAGTTGACACCGTCGAAATCACATTCTTGAACGGCGAAGAATCGCCAGTCCTGGAAAGCGAATGGATCATGAGCAACGACGTTTACCGCTACAAGGTGCGTCAATGCTTCGCGGCTGCGGTTATCGATCATCGCGGCATCTACGGCAACCGCTAATCGGTTGCGTTGACTTATAGCCCCTGGCTCTAGGGTTGGGGGCTTTTCTTCAAAAACAAAACAAAGAAAAGGAAAGTAACATGTCTGATCTTCGTGATTTTGAAACATTCCGCGATGACTTCAGCGGGACGGTAGCAACCTTCCCAACCTCGGCGGATCCAGCAACCGCATGGATGGTTGACGATACGTCCGCCGCAGGTACTCCGGTTTACACCAAGGGCACTTCGGTTGCTACGTTGACGCTTGCGGCAACTAGCGAAATCGAAAACGTTTGCCTGCACTTCAACGACGCTCTCGACTTCGACATCGACTTGGTTCAACGAATCGAAATGCGGGTCAAGCTTGGTGCGTCTACCTTCACCAGCGGTAGCATTCTTTGCTTCGGGGTTGGTTCCGCTCGGAACGATACCGCCGATAGCGTTGACGCGAATGCTTGGTTCCGAATGGAAGGGGCGAATAGCACAACCCTAGTCTACGTTGAAACTGACGACGGCGTACGCGACAACAACGACGTTTCCACCGGCTTGACGCTTGGAACGACCTATCGTGAATTCGTGATCGACTTCACTGGCGGCAAGAGCAACGTCAAGTTTTACATCGACGGCATCCGCGTAGCGGCTACCACGACCTTCGACATGAGCGGTTATAGCTCCGGTTTGCAACCGATTATCCAGTTGCAGAAGGCGGCTAACACCAACGTCGATAGCGTTGTGATTGACTACGTCGCGGTAACTTGCAAGCGGTAATTGAATGAGCCTGCACGACATGATACAAGCGGATGCGGTCAACGTGTTCGCTAATCCGAATGACTTCGCCGAGCCGGTCGTTTATATCAAGCGAACCGGCAAGGCGAGAAGCATTAATGCTATCGTCGTGCGAAACTCACTTTCGATTCTGCCCGAAGACGGCGACGTTGTCACGCCAGTCTTCGAGGTCAAGGTTGCCAATGATTTAGTCAAAGGCATCACAAGCGATGAACTAGACCTCGGAGGCGATTGCATCGCTTTCGCGGTCAGGGTTGGAGAGAAGCCCGAGCGAAGATCGATCATAAGACTACTTGAGCATGATGAAGGGATGGTGCTAGTCGAATGCCGGTAAGCATCATCGAAAACATCGCCTTGGAAATCCTAGATCGGCTTTCTGGCATGATAGGAAATACCGACGAATATCCTATCGATATCCAAGAGGTTGTAAGACCTCCTAGATTCGCTGGGTTTACGCCAAGGGACAAGCAGGTCGTCTTGACCGAGGGCGTCGAGGCGGTTGTTCCTGAGTTGAGCTGTCCAGGAAACCCTCCGGCGTTGGCATCGGTGAGGACTTTCAATATTCGCTGTCACTTGATGCCCTCGGAGCGTTCTGACGAGGCGATTGACGCACAGATAAATGAATTCGCAAGCAACGTTAAAAAGGCGATTTGCACACCGGCTAGTAGTTGGCACACTTTCGGCGGCAATGCACTTTTCGCGGAATGGGGAGCGTTGCAGCCTTTTGTTGCAGACGGGGGCATTGATGGTATAAACATGCCTCTTCGAGTGACGTACCGAGTTTCCGAGAACGATCCGTACACGCAAAGGTAGCAAGATGATCGATATACAAATCGAGTACGAAAAGCTACGCCGAGCCGAAGAGCGGATCATCAACTATTCCGACGGAATGGAAAAGGCTTTCGAGGAATCCTACGATAGATCGATGGGCGAAATTCGACGTCGAACAGACCGCGAAATAATGACGGCGATTCAGATTGAGAAAGCCGACGAGTTGCAACGCTTCGGTGTTGAGGATCGCATCGTCGATAGAGTGCTTTCCAAGGAGTCGGTACTTAAGATTGAGGACAGCCGGACGATTCCACTAAACGCATTTAGAGCAAGACAGACGCCGGTTGGCGTTGAGGTCTACGCATCGAGGTTTATGCCAGCGGGCATCGTATTCGCTCATGCGTTCGGGCCTGAGATCGCCAAGCTAGGAAGAGACATCTACCGCCGAGTTTCCAAGCGTCGATTCCCAATCGAGAAGATTCGGGACTTGAAGGTTAAAGAGATCGACGGCGTGAAGCAACAATTCGATCGCGGCGTTTCGCAGGCGAAAGCGATCTTAGAAAAGAATCTGCGAAGGGCAAAAGAAGAAATCAACAAAGAATTCGGGAGGGACGTTTATGCTACTTCGCAAACTTAGTGTACTTGCTGCAAAGATCGAATCCACCGTCGGCACAGCGGCAACGCTTGCGGCGGCTGATTGCACGGTCAACGCTTATGATTTCGTTATCAACCCAGAGTTCGACTTCCAAGAGCGGCAAGGGCAAGGGGGCTTTGGTCGGCTTGCATCCATCGCAGGTGCAAGACGCGGACGAGCTACGTTCAGCATCGACCTTGCCTACGATGGATCGACCGTCCCGGCTTGGGCCGACTTGTTTCTACCGGCTTGCGGATTCGTCAAGAGTTCGACGACGTTTTACCCAAAGACGCAAGTACCGGATACTGGAACCGACGTTAAGACACTTACCATTGCAGGGTTCTTCAACGGTGTTCGACGGATGATTTACGGAGCGGCTGGGACGGCTCGGATTATCTTGCCGACGGGCCGAATGGGTCGAATCGAATTTGACTTTCAAGGCGTCTACGCGGATGAAGCAGATGTAGCAATTCCTTCGAGTATCAACTACGTCAACACCTTGCCGCTTCGCGTTGCAGGCGGGGCTACGGCGTGGAGTTCATACAACCTTTGCCTAGAGTCGGCTACAATCGACTTTGGCAACGTCGTGACGGCTCGAGAATGTTCCATCACCGAAGCGGGCATCGATAACTTCGTTATCACAGATCGAAACATTCGCATAACCGGGAATCCTGAGTCGAAGTTAATCGCGACTCAAGACCGATACAGTCAGTTCAAAAACATGACAGAGGCGGCGTTATCGTTTACAATCGATGGGCCTAGCACTTCGACGCTGGTCATCACGGCTCCGAAAGCTCAATTGGTTTCTAAGCCAATGGGAGATCGAAACGGAATCATGATTGACCAACTCGAATGGCAAGCAAACAAGAATGTTGACACAGCGGATCAAGAACTTTCAATAGCCTTCAACCATGCAAGCTAAGATCGACGGATTGGAAATCGAATTCACTTTCAAGCAATTGAAATTCAGAGATCAGGAGCGGGTAGTTTCGCTGATTTCTGAATTTAGAGACGCGGCGAATTCAGGAGATGGATTCAAATCAATTCGGGAGGCGTTTTCGGTTTGCGTCGTCGGTTGGAGTTTGCAGAAGCCTATCGAGGACTGGGATT